ACATTAAATTTATAATGCATGAGGATAAATATGCACATTTCAGAAGCCCACAAGATGACATTGAGATTAATGAAAATGAACTCGTTGATGATAGAGGACATGAAAAACCCAGACCCAACCAGGGACAGGAAATATTACAAATGGTTTCTGGAGGAACAACAAGCTTTAATGGAGAATATGGAGTTGAGACTGAGAAGCCACCGAAAACAATCCAAGAACTTAAAGAAAGATTAAAACAAAATGATAAGCAACACCACTACGAGATAATATATTCTTTTAAGCTGCAAGAATTTGAAAAACAGCAAATTAAATTAGGTTTAAGAACCCCATTACATAAGGGAAGAAAGATACAAAGTTTATCAACATCAAGTGCAAATAAAAACATTGCGTTAAACTCACAAAGTTTTCCCGCAAAACATGAGACAGCTAAACAACAGCGTATTTTAAAATCAATTAATCGTGGTGGCAGATATACAACATCTATGATTGCAAGGAATACAGGTTTAAGCGTTTCATATGTTGCACCGCAATTAAATGTACTTTTTAATCAAGGTTTAGTCTTGCGTAGTAACGAAAAACAACCACCTTTTATTGGTAGTTTAGATGGTAAAAAAACTTATCGTTACGTTTATTTTAAAAAAAATAATAATTAGTATATTGCACCCATATGATTTATATATATAACTGACTATAAAATAAAATGGAGAACAAAATGGATAAGAAAAGATTAATAAGTTTTAGTGAAAGCCAAGACCAAGCAATAAGTGAGGCAGCACATAAAAGTGGGTTATCATTCACAGCATATGTTCGTATGGCGGCGCTTATGCAAGTGACAAAACAAGGTGTGGAAGTTAGCCCACCAAAGGAAGATTAATATGCTTTCAATATTTGGTATTGATCCAGGATATAGTGGTGCGATTGCGATTTATTGGCCTGAAGCCAATAAACTCGAAATCCACGATATGCCAATAATGTTAAATCATGCTGGCAAGAATATTATAGACTGTCATACATTGCTTAACCTTCTTGAGCCTGAAACGAAAAACAGGTTTGCAGTTGTGGAGCGTGTGAGTGCAATGCCAGGACAGGGTGTATCAAGCGTATTTAGATTTGGTGAGGGTTATGGAATGTTGCAAGCATGTATTGCAGCTAACAAGCATCCATTGCATTATGTAACCCCCGCAAAATGGAAGAAACACTTTGGTTTAAACAGGGACAAAGGTGTAAGTAGAAGTAAAGCAACCGAGCGTTTCCCAGAATACGCAAATTTGTTTAGTAGAGTCAAAGATGACGGACGAGCAGAAGCCGCTTTGATTGCATTATATGGAGCAGAACAACTAAGTTAGGAGGATAGTCTATGACTATGATTTTAAGTAATAAAATGAGCAATGAAGAGTATCATGCACATGAGAATATATCGTCAAGTGATTTGAAGGCAGTAGCCAGCACAACATTACATCATTGGAAGGGTAAAGTACGCAAAGAAAACCCTGCTTTTGATTTAGGTACGGCAGTACATGCGATGCTACTTGAGCCAGAGAAAGATTTAATTGTGCGTGGGCCAGAGACAAGGCGCGGTAAGGCGTGGAGTGAGGCTAAAGAAGACGCAGAGAAGCAAAATAAGCTACTCCTGACCGAAGCTGACTATGATTTAGCATGTGACATGGCTAAAGAGTGTTTATCGCACTCCATGGGAGCTAAATTACTGTCTAATAAAGAGTTGATAACAGAAGCATCCTTCTTTGTTACGTGTCCTGAAACGGGATTAGGGTTAAAGACTAGACCAGATGGTTTTATATCATCTGCTGGCCTTGTCATTGATGTTAAGACTTGCCAAGATGCAAGCCCCAATGGGTTTGAGAAAGCTGTAAGGAATTTCAAATATTCCATGCAACAAAGTTTTTACAGATATTGCTTAGAGATTGAAGGAATTAATATTACTAATTTTATATTTATTGCAATTGAGAAAGAAAAACCACATGCAGTTGCATGTTATGAATTGTCAGATAAATATGAAAGGTTTGCGCGCCAAGAGATGATGCAAACATTACACAAGATAAAACGGGCAAAAGAAACTGATGATTACAGCACTGGATGGCCTGACTTAGATACAATATCTTTACCACCTTGGTTAGATGGTGAGATATAATTAATCCCAGCGTGAGGGTGTCACGTATTTTAAAGGAGTTGTAAAATGCAACATATGATAAGCGGTGTAACCGCATTGTACCCTAGACTTAATGGTACTTATAAATTTGACACACAAGAAAATAAGAGCGTTAAGTGCCATGCACTTGATGAGGGCGCAGCTTTTGAGATGTCATTTAAATTAGATGAAGCACAAGCAAAGGAGTTACATCAAGTTTGCTCGCAGGCATATGCAAATGCGGCAGCAATGGATACAAAACGTAAATGGCCTGATAAGCCTACTAACTTACCATACAAGAGAAACGCAGATAATGAGATTGTTGGTAAGTGTAAGTTAAAAGGATCATATGGTGGGGATGTTACACAACCACCAAAGCAAGTAGATGCAGCACGTAATAGATTGCCAGATGATTTTATGCTGACAACAAACTCAAAAGTTAATGTTGCAGTTATGATAGTGCCTTATAACACGGGTAGTTTGAATGGTGTTTCATTACGCTTGCGGGCAGTACAAGTATTAGAACTTGCTGAATTAGAAGGTGGAGATGATCCATTTGATAAAGTAGATGGCTTTGTATCACCTAATTCAGATACAATATTTAATAATGCACAGCCAGCACAGCCAATTAATGGTCAAGACTATGACCCATTTGCAGCTAGTGTAGCTTCACAAGCACCAGCTTCTAATGATGTGTTTGATGATGATATTCCGTTTTAGATGAAAAATGCCTCTCGCTTAAAGATTGTACCAAAGTTATGCGAGAGGCATGAAATACCCCAAAACAAAAGGAATATATAGATGATACATAACAATAAAACAGAAAGCAAGTTCCCAGCAGCAATTTGGTCAGAATTTGGGACAAAGATAATACAGGGTTTAGAATTAAAGAAAACATCTAAAGGTGAATATCACGGCCCATGCCCTAGTTGTGCTGGCAAAGATAGATTTTGGATTAAAGAGCATAATGGTGAGGTGCTAGTACATTGCAGGCAGTGTAATGATTTTAAAGAAATAAAAGATAGGATGAGAGATATGTCTCTTTGGCCTACAGAAAATCATATAAGTGCTATACAAGTGGAACGCACAGATAATATAATTTGGCCTGAAAGAGATACCAGCATTACACATCCTTACCTTGATAAAAAGAAATTAAATTTAAATAATGCAATCATTGATGGTGATAACTTATGTGTACCCATTATTGATTCAAAGGGTAAACGTGTAGGCCATCAACTTATTACGGCTGAAGGCCGTAAGAAGTTTTCATATCAAATGCCAGTGACAGGAAACTTTAGTGTTGTTGGGGGTCAAATAGTTGATTTTGCTTATGTTGCAGAAGGTTGGGCTACTGCTGCAACAATATATGAGGCAACAGGAAAGCCGTGTGTTTTTGCATTAAACGCAGGCAATATACCAGCAGTTGTTGATAATCTTTTGCAAGCCAAACCTGATTGCACGTTTGTTGTGGCAGGTGATAATGATGAGGCTGGCAGAAAAGCATGTGAAAGAGCGCAAGAGGATCATGGAATAGAATATATTCTACCTGACATGGAAGGCTGGGATTATTCTGATATGTGGTTAGAACGTGGGCCAGATGAAACAGCACAAGCATTAAAGATTGAAAGTGTAATAAGCCAGGTATTCTTTCCTTATGACGCAAAGCCACAGCTATCTAGCAATTATTTAATGAAGGGTTGGTTTGGTGAGGGGCAGATGTCAGTCATATATGGCCCATCAAATGTAGGTAAATCTTTCTTTGTATTAGATATAGCATGGCATATCTCTGCCAATGAAGCGTGGAATAATAATAAAGTTTCTGGTGGCAGTGTATTATATTTAGCCACTGAAGGGGGTATGGCATTTCATAATAGAGTTGTAGCTATGAGACAGCACTATTCTTTTCATAAAGACGTTAAATTAGCTGTCAGGCCATCTCCAGTAAATATGCTTGATGCAGATGTAGATATGAATGTGCTGGCTAAATTATGTCGTGAGGTTTCACGAATACATGGGACTGTTAAAATGATTGTAATAGATACTTTATCAAGAGCTATGTCTGGTGCAAATGAGAATAGCCCAGAAGATATGACAAAGTTTATTGGTAATTGCGATCAGTTACGTGAACTTACTGGAGCGCATGTTGCTACAGTACATCATTCAGGAAAAGATAAAGCAGCAGGTGCAAGGGGTCATAGCTCTTTGCGAGCTGCAACTGATACTGAAATAGAATTAGATTACAATGAAGAGACAGGATTGCGTACTGCAAAAGCCACCAAACAAAGGGATTTGGAAACTGGAGCAATATTTAATTTTAAATTAAAAGTTATAGAGCTAGGTCAAGATGATGATGGTGATGCAGTTACAACATGCGTAATAGAGAAAGCATCATCCGAAGAGGTTGAAGAGGCAAGTCGCCCGCAAATAAAAGGTAAAAACCAAACTTTACTTCGCAGTGTTTTTAAACAGTTAAGATCAGAAGGTTTAGGTAATCCAAATCCTGGTGGTGTTGGCTGGCCTGAACCAAGAGCTTACCATGTTATATCTGAAGAAACTGTTAAGGATCACTTTATTGGAAAATGCAGTAGTGCAAGTAATCCTAAGACAAGTTATAAGCAGGCTTTAACTTCACTTATAGGATCAGGTCATGTAGCAATGAATGACGGATTTATGTGGTTTACTGATAACAGTGGTAAGGCCAAACAAAGGATTGAATAATGAAAGAATACAATAACATTAGATCAGATGTTTTAATGCAGGCTTTAAACTTAATTAATGGTGACAGGGAAAAAGATTATGGGACGCCAAAAGAAAACTTCAATACAATAGCAGAAATGTGGACAAGTTATATGGGGCATAAAGTTGATGCATCTGATGTTTGTAATATGATGGTTTTACTTAAAATGGCAAGATTGCGTAATGGGGGTCATATTGATTCTAGCACAGATGCAGCGGGCTATGCTGCATTGGCTGCGGAGATGTCAGACGCTTGCAAAGAGTAGTACATTTAGGTTATGCTTAATTAAGCGGGTTTCTCCTCCTCCTACACTTGATTGCTCAGTGTGACCCGTTTTACTAGGGCTGTGTCTTTTCTCCCTCCCTCTTCGGCACAGCCCACTTTTATAAGGCAAGGCTGTGTCAGAATTTAATATAAGACTTACATTAGATTTAACGTGTGAAAACACATTAGAGGCTGATGAAGAGTTAGATTTATTATGTGATTACATTTCTGATAGACTGCTTATTACAGATCAAAGGACAGTTATGCAGGCATTGGCAGAATTAATTATTGAACTACATGATCAAAGCATACTTGATAGTGGTACAATGCATTGATTTCGTGTGAGCAACGATCTGCCCGACATTGCCCACACGTTTTAATATTGTTTATATGATACACATTCAAGCAATTTATTTACGTTGCAAAGCTATTTATAACTTGCTTTAATAATTGCTCTTCATTGTCAAATGCTTCTGG